GTCCTGGACCGCACGCGCGTTGGGTTTGCTCGGCGTACGCACAGCTGGGGCGGCGGCCGGCGTCGGCGCGTTGCCCTTCTGCATGTCGTCGGCGATCTTCTTCGAGATCGAGGCGTGGTCCTCGCCGCGGGAGAGCGTGATGCCCCGGGCCCGGGCGGCACGGCGCAGCTGCTCACGATTGAAGTCCTTGAACGGGTCGCCCTTGCCGCCGTTCCTGCGGTGCTCGTCGAGGGCGTCCTGCAAGCGGGCGCCGATCGAGCGGAACTTTCCACCAGGCCCGCGCGGGTGCTTACCTGGGTCCCACGCCTTGGTCAGCTCGTCGACTGGGTCCAGGTCGTCGGGGACGATCGCGCAACGGCAATGCGGGTGCGCTGGCGGAAACGGGTCCTTCGACGGGAACAGGTCCCCGATCGGGATCGGGCTGGCGTCCTCGTTGTCGCGGCAGATCTGGCACACGTCCTGGTCGGCCGCGTTCATCCAGCCCTTACCGCGTACGCCTGACGCCTCGTACTCGGCGACCGCCGCGGCCGATAGCGCCCGCGCTGTCTCGGTGATCGCGATCTGGTACGCCTTCTTGCGGTCAGTGACCAGCGTCCGGATGGCCTTGCCGATCTCGTCCGGGGTGCGGCCTTCCTGCAGGCCGTCGGCGAGCACCGCCGCGAGGTCGTCGAGCCGGTTGTGGGCGATGCTCTTGATGGTGATGCCGAACCGGTCGAGGAGGTGCTGAAGGCGTACCTCGCGGCCGTCGGCGGACAGCAGCTGCCGGGCCGCCTCCGGGTCGCCTGGAGTCCAGTTGTCCCAGCCGCCTTGCAGGTCGATGCCGTCGAGGGGGAAGCCGTGGGTGAGGACGGCGTCGGCGCTGCGGTCGCCGGCGAAGACGGCCTCGGTGTACAGGTCGTTGAGGACGTCGGCGAGCGGGCCGGCGACGTCGAGGTCTTGGGTGTGTAGCCACGCGGCGGCGCTGGCGCCGGGGCCGGCCGCGGCGAGCCAATCGGTGGCGAGCTGGACGGCGGCGGCCTGGGTGAGGCCAGCGGTCATGGCTGCGGTGATCGCCGTCGTGTACGCGGCGGCGAGCTGCTGGTCGACTTCCCACGCCGGCCACCTCCGGTCGGGGGCGGCCGGCGTGCTGTCCTCAGGGGCGTCGGCCTTGGCGAGGTCGATGAACTCGACGTTCTTCAGGGCTTCGCCGGCAAGGTCGGGAGGGGAAGCGTGCTCGAACCGGAACGGGCGGCTACCGCCGCCCTTCTTCGCCCACCGCCGGTACGCTGCGATCTCGGCTTTCGCGAGGTCGGACGGCTGCCCGTCCGAGCTGCCGCCGGCGGCAGGGTTGTCGCCGGGCTGTCCGTCGGGCGGGTTGGTCTTCGCCGAGGCGATCGCGGCCTGCTGCTGCTGTGCGGCCTCCGCGGCCGCCTGCGCGCCTTCGATGAACACCGGCCCGGTACCGGTCACGATGAACGGCTTGTCGGCCTCCTCGAACTGGAACCGGGCGAGGCCGAGCCGGTCGCGGTCCTCGTTGAGGGTCTTGCGGCCGGAGCGAATCTGCCGGTCGGCGATCTCGTCTTCGAGGTTTTCGTCGTCCTGCTCCAAGCCAATGATCTTGAACTGGAGCTCGCGGGGCATCTTGAGGTGCCGCCGCGACAGCTTCGTGATCAGACTCTGCAACGCGGCGATCGTCGGCCCGGTCGCCTTACGGTCCTGGACCTTCGCCTGGCCCTCATGCCAGCCCTTCGACCCGAGCCCGCCCGGCTCGGTGAACCCGAGTTCCGCCAGCGTCGTGTCGAAATGCCCGGCCACCAATTTGATCAAGTGCAGGTCGTAGTCAGGCTTGTACTTCTCCGCCTGGTTCGGCGAGTCGTGCGGCTGCATGCCGTACGGCAGGATCCGCAGCCGCTGCCGGTTCGCCGTCAAGCCCGAGTAGTAGTCGTTGAGCAGCTGCTCGTACTCGCGCAGCTGATCGGCGGTCCAGTCGGCCTGGCCCTCGCCGGCGATCAGCCACCCGGAAGGCATCACGCCGTCGGTGTACTCCGACAGCATCCACTGGTTGCGTTGCACAAACAGCGCCCCGTCGATCAACGCGCGTTCGACCGCGCTGAACCCGTACGGGGTCCACGAGCGGACGTTGTCCACGTCGTAGATCAGCTGATCCGACGGGTACGCGTCGGTCGGCAGCCCGTCTTCGCCGAGATCGGCGATGAACTCGCCGCGCGGGAAACCCCACAGGATCTGCTGATAGGCGGCGCTGGGTGGGAGGGGCCGGCCGCCGTACTCGTCGAGCAGGGGCTTGATCGTGGACCCGTCGAGGATCTCCAGCGAGTACAGGTCGCCGCCGAAGGTGTGCCTCGGGTAGATCGCCAGCCCATCGAGGACGAAGCGCTCTTCGAGGGCCTTCTTCGCCCAGTCGATCCAGTCCAGGCCGTTACGCCGGTCGGGTTCCTCCCACCAGTCGACGAGCCGGCCGATCTCTGGCTCGAGGCGTTCCTGCATCGCCTTCTGCAGGTCGGCGCGGGACATGCCGCCGGAGGTGCGGGCTTCGCGTTCGATGGCCTTCTTCGAGATGACGATGTCCCACTCCAGGGTGGCGACCTCGTCCTTGCGGACCTCGATGCACTTCCTAAACATGGACACGCCGTCGGCGGCCTGGCGCAGCACCGACCAGGGGACGAGCCGCTCGTTGCCGCCGGGCAGGTTCGCGGTGATCGGGAACTCGTACGCGCGCGGTTCCGGGCGGCCGGAGTCGGGGCGGAGCGGGTTGATTGCGCTGGGTACGAGGGGTACGCCCGGGCTGAACGGCAGCGCGTTGAGGGCCTGGGTGCGCGGCAGGGGTGTCATCGTGCCGGTCATCGCGTCTTTGCCGGCGAGGGCCTGCGCGATCGCCAACGCCTGCTGCGGGGTGAACGTCGCCTCCTGCTGCGCGGCGGGTTTCGCGTCGGCTTTGTGGAGGGTGCGCGTACGCGAGCGGCGCTTCGCCACGGTCACCCCCTGAGTCCTTCGATGAGGCCGCCGAGGTTGCCGCGGGGCCGGAGGTAGGCGAGTAGCAGCGCGTCGGCGTGGTCGGGGCTGCGGCCGCTGGTGCGTTCGCGGATGTCGTCCTTCGATTCGATCTTGATGCGGCCGGACGGGTCGACTTCCCACCGCGGCTCGAGCAACTCGGCGACGGTCTTGTCGCCGTCGTCCATCGTGGACAGATCCCAGGCCCGGTCAGCCGACAGCTGCCGGCCGACCTTCCACCACATCTCGGCGCGCAGGTTCAGGTACTTCTCCGGCTCGGATGCCTTCTCCGCCACGTTCACGCCGATGATCTGCGCGCCGTGCTCCCGGCGCCGGTTACGCAGCTCGCCGCACAGCCCCCAGCCGATACCGATCGAGTCGACCTTCACCGCGGTGGCGCCGGTCTCGACGATCGCCCGGATCACCAGCGGGGCGAGGGTCTCCGGCCGGTCCGAATGCGACGTCCACTCCCGGCCGGCGCGTACACCCCGGCGTTCACGGACGACGGTCAGGTCGCCGCCGCCGCCGACATCTACACCCAACTCCACCGGCAGCAACTGCTCCGGCAGGTACGGGATCTCCAGGCTCAGCCGGCACGCAGCCACATCCGCCAGGCGTACCACCGCGTTCGGGGACTGATCCGGGAAGTCCCCGAGAACCTTCGAGATGTAGATCGGGTTGTCGACACCCCACTCGGCGGCTTTCTCCTCCACCCAGCCGCGGGAGATCAGCAGCTCAGCCAACTCGTCCGGGACCTCTTCCCCGGTGAGGTTCGGTGAGTCGAAGGCACTGATCCGGACCGTGTGCCAGCCCGACCCGGGTTCGCACACGGTCTTGAAGTGCGAGGCGGGGTTGTCGGGGTTGCCGATCGCCAGGATGCGGCAGCCATCGTTCGTCGTGAGCGCGTCCGCGGCGATGTACAGCTGCTCGGGGATGCCACACGCCTCGTCGATGATGACGAGCACGTGAAGGGCGTGGATGCCTTGGAACGCGGCCACGTCGTGGTCGGCGGGCTTCCGCCCGAACGCGACGATCTCCCCGTCGATGTGCCATTCGGTCTGGTTGACGCGGCCGGGCAGCTGGTGTGCGCGGTGGATCTGCCGGATGTAGCGCCACAGGATGGCCCGCACCTGCGCGTAGGTGGGGGCGGTGGTGACGACGAACGCGGTGCCGGGCGGGTGCACGTCGAGCCACCACGCGGCGACCCGCGACGCCAGATGGCTCTTGCCGACGCCGTGGCAGGACTTGACCGCGGTACGCCTGTGCTCGACGACCGCACGCATGATCTCGGCCTGCTTCGACCACACCCACTCGCCGATCTTTCGGCGTACCCAGGCGACCGGGTCGGTGCGGTAGGCGAGGGCCTCGAACCGGGCGGCCGCGTACTCCCACGGCGAGGTCACCACCACGGCGACCTCCTACGCGGCGAGTGCGAGTTCCGACATCTCCCGCAGCCGGGCCGGCACGACCTGGGGGACGAGCGCCGCCTGGTCGGGGCTGAGCTGCAGGTCGCCGAAGATCTTCTGGAGCACCTGGACGATCATGTCGCCCTGGCGTTCAGCGAGCCGCACGCGTGCTTCCTCGATGCCCATTGAGTGGGCGGTCTTGCATGCGGCGAGGAGGTGCTGGCGTTCCTTCTGGTACAGGGTGAGCCAGATGTTGGGGACGGCGGCTTCGGTCTCGTCGATGCCCTCGAACTCGGTGGCGCCCTTGTTCACCCGCTCGGTGACGCCCCAGACGAGCGCGGCCTGCTCGACCTCCTGTACGCGTTCACGGAGCCACGCGACGTGCCCGGCGGTCCAGCACACTTCGTCGAGGATGGCGGTGATCGGGTCGGTGTCGATGCGCTGACCGTAGGTCTCCATCGCCTTGCGGACCTTCTCCTCGGCGATCCTGGCGGCGGCGGCGCGCTTCACTTGCGGGGCCGCAGCCCCGTGCGAGTCGCACACTTTGCTGCCCTTGTGTGGGTACCGGCCGCAGGGCTTGCCGGTCCGCGAGCTGGTGCCGATGCACTTGCGTGGATCGCGGACCGATGGGTCGCCAGCCGTGCTCATGACCGATGGGTCTCTCGTCGACGGAGCATCGTGTTCACCCCAGCCAGCCATACCGCGTGTGTCATCAAGTGGAGGGGGCAGGAGCCTTGGCAAGGCAACGACACGGCCATACCGTCGGGCCATGTCTAGGTCGAAGTACGACGCTGTTGCGATTGCGACGGTCCGGGCGTGGTGCCGCAATGGTCGTGCGCTGTCGATTCGTCAAGCTGCCGGGCTCAGTCTGAATGAGGTCGGGAGGTGCCTATCGACCTGCGGTCCGGCGGTGTCGCGTTGGGAGCGTGGCGAGCGCGCTCCGAGCATCGAGTTTGCGGCGCGGTACTACTACCTGTTGTGCAGCCTTGCTGAGGTCGTAGAGTCCCAGGCGGCATAACGTCTACACGCGAATGGGCCCGCACGGGGGGACGGGCCCATCTGCTGCCGAAGCCAATGCTCCGACCATGAGGCCAATAGTGATCACCGCAGGTCAGCGTGTCAAGTCGGTGATCGTCTACGGTGGGTCACGCGTCCGGGAACAGCCGCTCGCTCTCGCGCCTGACCGCATCCCGGCGCGCATGGGCGGCCTTGCGGGCGCCGCCCGGACGCAGGTAGATCGCAAAGTCGAACAGGGCGACGAGCGGCAGCATCGTCATCGCGACGCACGCGACGGGCCTGTACGCGAAGAACATCACGAGCACGAGAGCGATGATGACCAGCCAACGCAGGCGTACGAGGATGCGGA